ATGTCATCTATTGGCAAGACCAAGGCTACTGGTGTTTACCATGAGTGGCAGACTGACAGCCTCGCAGCATCTACTACCGCAAACGCATTGGTAGAAGGTGCTGACGCTGCTGCTGCTGACCTCAGCCCAACAACCCGTATTGGTAACTACACACAAATCGTGGGTAAAACTATTCAGGTTTCGGGTACTTTGGAAGCTGTAGACAAGGCTGGCCGTAAGTCTGAGAAGGCTTATCAGTTGGCTAAGGCTTCTGCTGAAATCAAGCGTGATATTGAAACTATCATCACCGCTAACCAAGGCCAAGCAGTTGGTTCAAGCAACTCAACAGCCCGTAAGATGGGTTCACTCCTGTCGTACATCAAGACCAACACCAGCAAGAACGGTACTTCCGTGACTGGCGTTGATCCTACGACTATCGGTGTTTCAACCCGTACAGACGGCTCAACCCGTACATTTACAGAAGCCATCCTCAAGGATGTAATCTCTAAAGTGTTCGTTTCTGGCGGCACGCCTTCAGCTCTGTTTGTTAGCCCAGCTCTCAAGCAAGTTGTTTCAGGCTTTGCAGGTTTGGCGGCACAGCGTTACCAAGTGCCAACAAGCGGTCAAGCAACCATCTTAGCTGGCGCTGATTTGTATCAGTCCGACTTTGGTGTATTGCAGATTGTTCCTAACCGTTTCATGCGTACCCGTGATGCTCTCGTACTCGATCCTGAGTACGCAGCATTGGCTTACCTGCGCCCATTCCAAACGAATGAGCTTGCAAAAGCTGGCGATAGCGACAAGACACAAATCTTGGCCGAATTGACCCTAGAAGTTCGCAACGAAGCTGCACACGGTGGTGCATTTGACTTAACCGCCTAGTAGTAATGTAGAATAGGGGGTGGGGAAACTCGCCCCCTTTCTAGGAGATATTAAATGTCTGATCTCGGTAAACGAGGTAATTTAGGTAGTGTTGATGGAATAATAAAGACAGCCCACGCCGATGGTGAGGGTGGCCTTATTATTCATTCAGAAACAGATATGACAGCGTTTGTAGAACATACAAAACAGCAATTTAATAATCGTAGTGAAAAGACCGGCTGGGGCGATCAGCCACTAGACCCTAGAAACAAGATAGCGGAACTGCCGCCATTGGTAATTGAAGATTTAAACAAGCTAGGCATTATGCGTGGCTATCATATTGTTGATCCTAAAGCGATGGCTAAATGGCTAAATAACCCTGATAACAGGGTATTTCGCACTCGTGGGGGCAATGTATGAGAGTTGCTATCTGTATTCCGGCAAGAGGGCAGATGGAGGTTACAACCGCATTTGACCTAACAATGATGTCAGCCTACATGGCTGGCAAAAAGAATATAGATTTAAATGTATATACCTCGCAGGGTACACTGATATTTGACCAGCGCAATAGCCTGGTGCGTACAGCAGTAGAGGAGAAGTGCGACTACATCCTATTTATAGATGCAGATATGCGCTTTCCTAAGACCACTTTAGAGCGCCTTTTGGCACATAACAAAGATATAATAGGCGTAAACGCTACTACTAGAATGATGCCTCCTAAGCCTACGGCTAGGAATATTCAAATCAACGAAGATGGCAGCGTAGACTGGTTAGAGGTGTTTTCCAATAAGGAAAAAGGAATTAGCAAAGTAGATGCAATTGGGTGCGGTGTGATGCTGATTAAGACCTCATGCCTAAAGAATATACCGCAGCCGTACTTCTATTTTGAGCAGTTATTAAAAGGCAAGTTGCTAGGCGAAGATATTTACTTTTGCATAAAAGCAAAAGACGCAGGAATAGACACATGGGTAGACCATGACCTATCTATGGAGATAGGCCATGTCGGTTCATACACCTATGGGTGGGATGACATTAAGGACTAAATATGGCTTACACAAACTACACGGATTTACAAGCATCAGTCGCTAGTTACTTAGGGCGAAGTGATTTGTCTGCTGTAATCCCTGATTTTATTCGCTTTGCAGAAACACGCCTGGCAAGAGAGTTGCGCACTCGTTTAATGCTGAAATCGGCTACAGCGCCTATGGTTTCCGCAGACGCAAGGGTAGCCTTACCTACTGACTTTTTAGAGATCCGTGACCTATTTACGCAAGGGAATCCTCGGATGCCTGTAACTTATCTGTCACCCAGCGCCTTTACAAGAGACGCTAGGGCAGATCAGTCTGGCCTTCCTGTTTTTTATACGGTATTAGCGCAAGAGTTTCAATTTGCCCCAGCGCCCGATGCTGCATATACATTAGAGATTCTGTATTACGCAAAGCCCCCAGTATTGTCTAGCTCAAACCCATCTAATGTGTTTTTGGCAAACTATCCTGACGCTTTGCTTTATGGTGCATTAATAGAGGCAGAGCCTTATCTTATTAATGATGTTAGATCACAAACATGGGCAACCTTGTACGATAGAGCTGTTAAGAACATTTCCGATGCAGACCAAGGTGGCGAGTATTCGGGTATACCATTACAAATGAAAATTACTTCACGATAGGAATAAACATGGCTGAAATGTCAAACTACCTCGAAAATGCCCTGATTAACGGCACGCTACGAGGAACAACCTTTACCGCACCAACAACCGTTTATGTTAGCTTGCATACTGCTGATCCTACCGATGCTGGTACTGGTACAGAAGTTAGTGGCGGTTCGTATATTCGTCAAGCGGCTACTTTTGGAGCGCCTAGCAATGGTGTATCTACAACGACTGCTGATATTAACTATCCACAGGCCACAGCAGGATATGGCACAGTAGGCTGGATTGCTATTTGGGATGCACAAACGACTGGCAATATGCTGTATCACACACCATTAAGCACATCTAAAACGATTGATACAGGCGATATTTTTAAGATTGCTGCTGGTAGCTTGACTGTTACATTGGCATAATGGCGCTGACTCTCGAACAGTTAGACCAGTTCGGGAACTTAGAGCAAATACCGTATTCGTTTGACCATAATTGGGAAGTAGATGAGGTTTGTGGCAATTGGACTATTGACGATATAGATTCGTTTGGTAGTTTAGATCAGTTACAAATATCGTTTGATAAACCAGTTTGGGCAACTTTATGCGTTAAGTTTCCAAGTGCTGCCGTATCGGCAAATGCAGAACTAAGCTCTGCCGGAACTCGCCTGCGCACTAGCGTTGCAGTAGTAAACGCAGAGGCGCAAGTCGGGGCTACTGCCACAAGGATAGCTACAGGCATTGCGGCTATCAATGCTGATGCACAAGTAAGCGCTACGGCAACAGCCATAAAATCATCTACAGGGTCAATAGAAGGCTCTGCAAGCGTTTTAGCTAACGCAACAAGGGTAGCATTAGGAGAAGGGGAAATAAATGGATCTGCAAGCGTTTTGGCTGGAGCAATCGCAATATATGAAGGACAAGGCTCTATCGACTGTGCGGCAAACACGGAATCAACTGGCATACGGGTACGGCTTGGGAGTGGCTCAATTGCATCAAGTGGAGAAGTCAGTTCTAGCGCTATTCGACTGCGTACTTCCGAAGCGGAAATAAATGGCCTAGCAATAATAACCGCTAATGGCGGGGTTGAATATATTGGAGAAGGCGCTGTATTTTGTGAGGCTTATGTAGATGTACAAGCTAAAGCAATTTATTTAGCTAATGGAGCTATAAATAGCACAGCCACTATAGTTTGCGCTGGCAACATATTTGGCGATAATTGGACTAACGAAACGGCTGGATCAGAGTCTTGGACTAATGTTTCACCAAGTACAGATACATGGACTCAAGCAGAAGAAGAATCAACCAACTGGACTCCAGTTACAGCATCCTCAGATACTTGGACAGATAACAATATTGGAAGCGAATCATGGCGCTAAGTCGTATAACATTTGGTGAGTGGACTCCCGATCAGCCAGGCATTACTAATGGCTTAAGAAGGGCAGAAAATGTCTATTCAAAGTTAGTTGGATATGGAGCGCTTCCTACTGTAGTAGATTATTCTGGATCTGCCTCAGAAAACCTAAACAATGTAGTCGCAGCTAAAACAACGGCTGGCGCTACTTTAGTATTTGCTGGTGGAAACACAAAGCTATTTAAGCTAGATAGCGGTGATTTATCATTAGATAATGTGTCTAAATCAGGCAATTATTCTACAGCTATTGATAATCGTTGGAGATTTACTCAGTTTGGTAATGTTGTCATTGCAGCTAATGGAACAAATAGATTACAGGGGTTTAATGTAAATAGTTCGTCATTATTTGCAGATTTAGCTGCCGACGCCCCAGCCGCAAAATATGTAACCGTTGTTCGTGATTTTGTAGTTTCCGGCAATGTACAGACAGATTATCCAAACCGAGTTCAATGGTCTGCTTTAGGTGATGAGTCTAGTTGGACTTCTAGCGCAACAACCCAAGCTGATTATCAAGACATTCCTGATGGCGGTACTGTTGTTGGCGTTACAGGGGGTGAATTTGGTCTAGTGTTTATGGATCGAGCAATTCATCGTATGTCTTATGTTGGAAGCCCATTGGTATTCCAGTTTGACAATATTAGCCGTAACTTAGGATGTTATGAGCAAAACTCAATTATCCAATATGGCGGCACTAGCTTTTTCTTAGGCGATGATGGTTTTTATGCTTGCGACGGGCAAAATGTAGTGCCTATTGGTAATGAGAAAGTAAACCGTTTCTTTTTTGATAATGTAGATGAAGGTACTTTGTATCTTATGTCTGCTGCTGTAGATCCAGCTAAAAAGCTCATTATTTGGGCTTATGCCTCTAATAACTCTGCAACTGTGGATAGTTTGCTTATCTACAATTTTCAGACTCAAAGATGGACTAGCGGGACAACTACTGCTGATCGTATTGCAAGCACATCCACGCCAGCAGTAACTCTAGAAGGCATGGATTCTTACGGCACTTTAGAAACCATTATGACTACATTTGATAGTCGCTTATGGTTAGGCGGAAAGCTACAATTAGCTGGCGTTAATGGGGCTAAGATCGTTACATTTACAGGCAGTAATGCAGTAGCATATTTAGAAACTGGAGATATT